GTGTGGAATTACAAAGGTTGAATGCCCTGCATTTACTGTTTCAGTAAAAACAAATCCTCCTTCTGTAGATGTGATTGACGAGAATCAAATTCCCACTGAATTTATGAGGACTCCAGAGCCTAAGCCACCAGTAGCAGCTCCTGATAAACGTGCGATTCTTGAGTCATTGAAAAAAGGCGAGGAAGTAGCTGGTTGCATGATTAAACGATCTGTTAAATTAGAGATTAAATAAATTTCAGAAAGAAGGTTAAACAATGGAATACGACAATAAAAACAGAGGTCAAATCTGGAAAAACGACAAAAAGGAAACAGAGAAGCATCCAGACTTCACTGGGTCGCTTAACGTGGATGGTGTCGAGTATTGGGTGTCAGGATGGAAACGAAAGGAAGGGCAGAGTGATAAAGCGCCAGCATTGTCATTTACAGTAAAACCAAAAGAAGAGAAGCAATCAGCAAAGCCAGCCTACCAACCAGGAGTAAAGAATCCAAACTTCACTGATGAAAACTTCGACAACGATTTACCTTGGTAGATAAATTTTTGATGTTTTCTGCGATAGTGGCTTTATTTGGCGCACTTCCTGCAAGTTTATTTTGTGGGTTTCTTAGATATGGATGTGGAGGGTAGAATGGAAACGCAATGCACTACAGTTGCTCAATGTCATAAAGAGCTTACCAGGGTGATGGAGCAGTTTGGCATACAGGATCAGCTCTCGGCTATACGGAGCAGGTATGTGACCTATGAAGGATGGAAGTGGGAAGGCAACTGCTTTCCTGTATTCGATCATCCCGAACGCTGGAAATTTGCCATTACTGAAATAAATGGCAGGCCTGTATTTTACGGTGATAAGATATACGACGCCATTGGCGAGCAGCATACCGTACCGTATACAAACAGTGGCCTCACAATGAGATTTGACAAGCACAACGAGTGGTCATGTATCCCGCCAAAGCCCAATACCGTCATGGTTGAGATGAAGCGTGAAGATGCTGAATACTGGCTTTTGATCGGAAAGATTGCGACGTACCGGAAGCACGACGACTACGCGGCGTGCAGCCGCAGATTTTACGCATCGGTTGAAAAAGCGCTGGAGGATGCGGAATGACCCATGAATGCGTAACGCATCACCATGCCTGCAACTGCCGCGAAGCGGAGCATCAGTTCCAGATCGAGAGCAAGAACCGTATTATTGCAGAGCTGGAAGAGAGACTGGCAGCCGCGCAGAAAGCTCATCAGAGAGCCGTGGACGCATGCTACGAAGCAGAGTCGGCAATAGTTACTCAGGTTGGCGCAGATTACAACGACGTGTTACATGGGGCTGTTACTGCGTGCAGAAACGCTATCGCAAATCGAGAAAATTATACTGCCGCGCTCGCCAAAGAACGCAAAGCCGGAAGGGATGAATATCAGAACGAGTTGAGCAATCAAACCCCATGTTGTTGGATAACAGTAGGTGGGACTATATGGAATACCAAAGTATTGAAAGACGACACACCATTGATTGTTCGTCCGCAACCACCGGAAGCATAGCTATGCTCGCTTGGTTATATGAGCTTTGGCTTAAACGTAAATTCAAACGCAAGGGGATTAGATGAGTATCGCCAGTCAGTGCCGGGATAGATTGAAAGAGATAAAAGAATCAGGGGTTACCAAGTTCACTTGCTACGATCTGCTAAGCAAGTTTGCCAACAAAAAAGAACTGTCGGCTATTCATTCGTTTATAAGCGATAAAGTTATCACCGGCGAAATCGCCCCAATAATGGACGGCAGAGAACCAAAGAAAGTGAAGCCGGTGAAAGTTCCATCATGGATTACGTCAAAGGTAATGGTTAGGATTTACGAATTCAAAAGCTACGGTGTGCCGGACAAATCCAAAAGGAAACCGGTGGCTAAAAGGTCAACAAAAGCAAATAGAAGCGGGATTGAAATCAGCACCACCCAAAAAGTATGGGGAGATGTATGGCCTGAGATGTTTATAAATCCGCACCCATCGAACCTAGAGCCTTACGTTTACAACCAAGGGTGATTGATATGGATAACTACAAACTAGATTGCACTTGTGAAGGATGTGCTTGCGAGGAGGCTATTCAGAAAGCCGCTCGCATCAAGGTAATGGCTTTCATCCTTGTTGCGGCAACTATCATTGGTGTTATTTGCGGGATACTGAGTGCTGCAATCCTGCTCATGCTTCCTTCTTGATTCACTTGAGGTAGTCAATCAGGCTTTTGCATTGCAAAGTCTGCCTCATTGCTTCTGCGTAGAAGTCAGCGTCGCAAGTTCCTGTGAAAGTGGCAAGTCTGACAACAGCTCCTCCGGAATTGGCTTCGGTGCAGGGCACTGAATCGCTGCAACATCCTGCCACTTGCACGGTTCCGTCCCTTGGCACAGCTTGAGTGTTTCGCAGCCGCTCAAGAGCATTATCAAGATTCCTGCGAGCATCAGCATACTTACTTCGCGCAGTGTCAAGATCGGCCTTGTATTTCCGTTCGATGAACTCTTTTTCACTGATTGCCTTCTGTAATTGGCCATGAACCACTCCTTTGTATTCGTCGAATTCGGATTGAATATTTTTTGCGTATAAATACAATCCAGCGCAAGTAATCGCCATTACCAAAAGCGCGATGTTTTTAATGTCGTTCATTTGTCCTTAAGGGGCTGTGTTGTGATAACCCGAAGGAAGGCGTTACCGACTGTTAGTGCTACCGTAATGTACGCATATACGTTTCCATCAATGTGCGGCTGTAACAGGCTAAAAACACCCTCTAATGAAGCCAGAGATGCTATTGCAGCATTAAACATCAATGTCCGGCTTCTGGTTATTCTTATAATCCATGTGCTCATGTTGGCTTCCTCCATTCAGGGGCTTGAAAATGGGCCTGCTCGCGTAATTTACCTGACCATCTACCTGACCATGTAAGCCCAGCTTCTTCGCCGCAAGAACCAACAATCCTCCACGAGGGGTGTTTGTCGTCCCACATCGGTTTACCACCGATCATTGGAACACAGTCGTAAGCATGCGCCTTCCCGTTGGGATCAGGGTTGTGGGCTGAATGTCCCGCTCTTGCATTGGTCACGATATGCCCCTTGGCAGTTCGTCCAATCGCGTATAGATCGTTCTGCTCGGCATTGCTTCGTAGTGTGCAGTAGATCAGCAGCTCTACACCATTCTGTTTGCAGAGCTGCTTGTGTACTGTGGCCATTTGCTGCATGCTCTTTGTGAGGTCTTCCAGGCTTCTGCTCGACAATTAGTAACTCCTCAAATAGTCTTACGCTAAGTTGTTCAAACGTCACTTTTTCTTCTTCTCCGATAGTTTCTTGTTGATAGCCTTGCCTTTATCGAGAATCTGTTTGTTCTTGGCGTCGCCAATGTTCTTTTTCATCTGCTCTACAACTTTCATTTTCTTTTCCATTTTGAGTCCTCAATTTTTTCGATTCGATACGAGATGTTTCTAATCTTCTCCGAAATCAACTCTTTGTCGCGTTCTGCGTCTTTCTGAGAATACTTATCTGCCGTTAGAGAGGCTACTTGATAGGATAGGTCATCAAGTTTGGCCGACATTGTAGCAGCCCACCAAATAGCACCTGCGGTCTGTAAGAATATTGCAAACAACATAGCGAGCGGTATTTCTTTCCCTACATGCCAACTTTCTTGCCTACGGTTTTCGGTTTCCATCTAAACCCCTATGGTGTAACGTCTATCTCGGCGATAGCTTGGTCTGTGATTACATTCACATTTGCTCTAGCGTTTGAAATTGCTGTATATAAAGCGCCGCCACTTCCAACTGCACAGCCAAAATCTACAGAAGTATCCAAAGCGGCTGGGATAGACCCGCCAGACGATATTGAGTCAGCTAGAGCTTTAGCACGATCAAAATTCTCTTTGGCTAATCTGACATGGTTTATTCCATCAGCTACCAGTTTGCCGCCTAGTGTTGTTGCGTTATATGAGATTCTTGCCATTATGCGTACTCCCAGACGTAAATGATTCCGCTTCCTCCGGAGCCTCCAGCACCACCAGTTACGGTGCCAGCACCACCCCCGCCGCCTCCAGCCCCGCTATTTGCTGGTGCGGCTGTACCAGCACCTCCATTGCCGCTTGCTCCATTGCCGCCATTGCCAGCGCCATTACCTTCACCACCACCGCCGCCGCCGTGAGTGGTTATATACGCAATGCCACCCGATCCACCACCAGAGCCACCAGCACTGCCGTTGCTGCAATAAGCACCATCAATAACCCCGCCGCTTCCACCTCCGCCGCCTACACCCTTACTCCCGGAAGATCCAAGTCCACCTGCCATTCCGGTCCGGCCACCACTTGCTACTGACAAAGAGCCAAATGACGATGCTACCCCAGCTGATCCAACTACGACAGCATAAGACGGTTGAATATCGCTACTGTATCCCCAATCCTCGCCTCCTTTATTACCTCCAGCGCCGCCAGTTACGGTGCTAGGATTACCACCACCAGCACCACCATTACCACCACCACCGACGCACCTAACAATAATTCTTGTGGTGTTTGGGTCTGGCGTCCAATTAGCATTGGATTTTGTGATAATAGTGAATTTACTGAACGCATGAAGTGGGGCCATTGGTATTCCGTACATACTAGTAGTCTCCTATAAATTTATTGCTTTTGCTATTGTTTTTACTTGCCCATTGTTTGATATATTCAATTGTGAATGCCTTGCATTTATTCAAATGTCCGTCTGCCATTTCTTTATGCTTATGAAATTCACATAGATATTTAACTTGCTTGCATATCTTGCATATCTTGTACATCAATAGTCACCGGCATCTGGGCAACTAACGGCATGACCATCAGTAACAGCAGTTCCTATTGTGTAGTTGATCTTGTAACCAGGCTTTAACACGCAGTTTACTGGTACGTCTACTGGAACAGATTGTGCAACTTGGCTTAATGTGTTGGCTGCGATTGTGGCTTCGGCAAGCAGTACGTTGTTGGCTGCGGTGGTATTGGTTGATCCGTTATTCAAAAAGAATCGCATTACTGTGGCAACATTTGTACCTCTGTGCTCAACGCGGATTCTGTTTACCCTTGCTCCGTTTGCTCCCGCTGTGAAGCAAGTTTCCACTGTGCCGGTACCATCTAGCGCTGTATTGGCTGCTAGGATATTGTTGGCATTCCAGTTTGTTGCTGGAGCGATTGGACTAATTGGGTTTGTATTTGCGGCCATGACTTACTCCTTTAAAACGATGCAAAAAATTGTTTAACAAAGAATGGAACTGTAGGCGGAATGATTATGTTTGCATGCATGATTCCATCATTTCCAATATAAGCAGCCTCTACTGGAATGGTTGATCCGTTTGGTGTAACGCTAATCGACCATCTGCCAGGTGATGAAGTGTCTGAAATAGTCCCACTGGTATCAGCAGAAAATGATTCTCTTCCAAACAGTTTATAGTTACTTCCAGCCCATCCAGCAGCGTAGACTGAAAATACGTTTTGCCCTGCCGACATGTCTGTATGGGAAGTGGTGTTAGAATTAGACCTTGCCCCTACAATCAGAGGCTCTAAAGTTGTTGAGTGCCTATGAAGGATGGTTTGGGCGTAGTTTGTTCCGTCTATATCGCTTACTTTGAAGGTTGAGTTGTAAGTAACACCTCCGATATTTACACCAGTTCCTTCTGTTCCTTGATCACCGACAGATAACCCTTCTGTAGTAGTTGCTCCTGTCAGAGCAAGGTCATTAAAAGACTGCCCAGCATAATCTACTGGATACCCGGTTACTTGGGTATTATCAGATTGAAGCAGGTTTATCTTGAATACCCCGCTTGTCCAAAAACTTCCTTCACCCTTCGAATCGAGTATCAAAGGCCATGCGTTAGGTGTTCCACCTGTGTAATCGGTGTAAGAGTTTTTAGGGGTGGTTGTTCCAGCTTCATATATGTAAACCTTGCCGCCACTGGCAAGCGTTCCGTCATTGTTGTAGAACCTGTGTCTTACTAGCTCAAGTGTTGCCATGATTACTCCTTAGGGCTTGTTTGTGCCCAAATCTGTCTGCGATAAAACACCACTATCACTTACCTTTATCTGCCAATAATGTCCATTTGGAGACTTCAAAACAACTCCGTTTGAAGATTCATCTATCACCAGATTATTACTTGTTTCAATGTTAGTCAAGGCATTGTATATATTAGAAAACCATCGCTTCATTGTATCACTATTGAAGTCGGTTTCCCTTGGGTTAAAAGGCGAAAGTTTCATTGCGCCATCTCCGCAAGCCTGCCTTTTTTCATCTCGTTACGCTGGCTTTCCTGCGCGCCGAGTACGGGAGCAACCCTTGCCGATCCTTCGTTTATCTTCTTGGCCGCTGCCAGAATAACAGCTCTTTCTTTTGGCTTTGCAGCCTTTATGAGATTAATAAACTCAACCTTGTTCTCTGGGAGCATCAAACGTGCGAACTCTTTATCTACGGCATAAGCACCTTTTCCTTGCGCTCTACGCAACACAGCATTTGAAATGGCAACTACTCTATCAATCAAACCTGGAGCCATAGGGATTGATTCTTGCTCACTGATGATTCTATTGAACTCTTTACTACCTATTGCTGCCAACTCATTATCGCGCTCTAAGCCTTTTAGTTCTTTTGTTACTTTTTCTATAGCAGCCTTTTGCCTGCCTGTCATATTCGCAGTTATGTCGCCACCTTCTGCCTTGATCTTGGCAAGGTAAGTTAGTGGCGCTTCTGAATCATCAGCAGCCTTTAGTGCGTATTTAAGCGATTCTATTCCTTCGGCCTGATTTACTCTCTTTGCTAATTTTGAATGAACGCCAAGCCACTTACCCCACCCGCCTGCGGTTGCCTCGTTGAGTGATTTATCCATAGATTTCTGCAAGTCAGAGATAATCCCTGCTGTCAGATTCTTATCAAAGTTCTTTTCTTCGCCTGCAAACTTCTCAACCGTATTGCCCATTTCCTTCCTGATCATGTGCATGTTTTCAGGTTTTATGGTTCCGGTTGCTTCATCAGTCCATTTTGCAATATTGTCAGAAATCTCTTTCATTGATTTTTGAACAACAATTGATGCCTGTTTTCCAGGGGTTGAAAGAACACCCTTGATACTTGCCTCGACATGTTTTGGAGTCAATCTTGATAATCCATGCTGCTGAATACTATCGAGTTGATACTTTGCAAAATCTCTCTCTTTCAATCTCTGGCGCGCAATATCTGCAAAATCAGCAGATGCTTCATAGTTTTTCACGCCTTGGTCTATATTGCGGGCAATCTTCTGCTGTCCAGTCCATAACTTTCCAACTGGCCTTTCCGCAGTTTTCCATGCTTGGTTAGATTGATTTCCAAATTCAGCATACAACCTTCCTGCATTCTGTATTGCACCCTTATTCCCTGTATAAATTACATTACCAGCGGCATCTGTTAATGGATTTCCTGCTTTATCGAGTATTGGTACACCTTCTCGCAAGAAGTATCTATTTGCTAATGTTTGCCCCGCTTTCTCAACATCATTTATGCTCTTGTATTGCTCTTTTAGCATTGGAATTGATGTTTTTTCAACTTTCTCCTTCGCGGCCTTAACGCCGGGATTAACCTTTTCTAATAACGCCTGTCTTTCTGCTACTGAAAGGTCTGCAATATCACCGAATTCCTGTGGAAGTTTCCCACGGGCAAATTTTTCACCAGCAGCTATCTGCGGCACAGATGCTTCTCTTGATGCTTGAGCAAAGGTTTGGCTTGAAGGTGCTTCACGGACGAGTTTTTCTACTTTGGAAAGGTTCTTCTCTCCAACCATCTCAAGGCCAACTCTTGCAGCAGAGCGTCTTTTCCCTTCTATTCCGCCGAGTAGTTCATCCAAAGCGTTAGCCGTGTATTTGCCACCAGCAGCCAACTTACTTAACACATAACCACCAACTCCGATAGCAGGTGGAAGCAATCCACCAACAATAGCTCCAGTACCGGCTTCTCTTGGGTCTATCAATGCGCCAGTAGCGCCACCTACAGTAGCTCCAGCAGCCATTCTAGTAGGTAGCGCACCTTTACCTATTCCAGCAGTCTTTAAAGCCTCCAAAACAAGCCTTCCTTGGTTTGTGTTAGCCAGCAAAGGAACTGCTGCGCCACCTTTCTCCAATAGAGCTCCAGTTCCAGCAGTTCCAGCTATCTCTGCTGCAACCTTTCCTGTTTTATAAGCCGGAGATTCTGGATTTGCACCTGTATATTCAACAAGACCAGCGTCAATAGCTTCTCGCGTTGATTTGTCTTCATCCATTATCCTGTCAAAACCATACTCTTTATCGCCAATCATTAAAGATTCTAGTTTATGGAATGGGTATCTAATTACTTTACCAGCAGTTGTTAATGTGGTACCTATTGATCCAGCACCTCTAACTGCACCAGCGGATAGGTCTCTTTGTTGCTCGGCAGCAGATACAGCTGTTCCAACTATTTTCTTAACAAGATCATTCCTACCTATTTTTTGCAGGAAGGCTATACGAGGATCATCACTTAGCTGATCTACTTGCTCAGGTTTTTGTTCAACTTGTTTTGCCTCAGCACTAACCTGACGATCAAGGCTTATAACCTTTCTTCCTTGAAAGTCACTTGCAGCCCTTTGTTCAATTTGGTCAGGCGTAACATCATCAGGCACATTGTTATATGTGTGCGGTGTTCCGTCTGCAAATGTAACTGTTATATTAGCCATTATTTACCACCCAGATGCAGTTGCGCCTGATTGTGTTTTGATAATTTTCTTACTAGTTTGTGGCGTGTCTTTTGGATATTGCTCGCCAGCTCTATTTCTTGCTCTTTCAACACCTTGCTTGATAATTTCCTTAAATTCATTGGCGGCTTCTATATAAGCATCTTCGGTGCCAGCGCTTCTCATGCGTGACATAGCATCGGTTGCTTTTTTGCCCTCGATCTCAGTGATTTGCCCGCCACCTTTAAGTGTTTCATACGCTTGTAAAAATTGCTTCCCAAGCAATTGCTCTTCTCTAATCTTGAAGTCTTTAGCAGCGGTTCCTGGTACATATTGAACGCCAACTAAAGAACTTGTTCCAACAGCTTGCTTAAATCCAGGATGCGCTATTAAATCGTCAACTAATTTAAGTGTATTTTCAGCTTCTTGTATATTTGCAGGTAGGGAAATCTTTGCTTTCGCCTGATCTTTGCCTGTTACTTTTGCGCCAGCAATAGCACCTTGAGTTTCTGGTGTATAAATTGGATTCTTCCATCCACCTTTAACCTGCGAGATGCCACCACCACCCTTACTGAATGCCCCCCATGTTGTCTCGCCTGTTACTGGGTCAGTAATTGGTACGGCTTGGAACCCAGAATTTGAACCAGTATCATTCCTTCCAACTATTTGTTGTCCGTTCACATCAAGAGGAATTGTTTTGCCTGATTTCGTCAGCCCGTAATAAGCGCCTTTCGTATCTTGAACTGTTTTAAACACTTCATCTTGTGGGTTCTTTGCTTTTGTTCTGCTTTCAAGCCATTTATCATAACTTCCAGAATTAGCCTGTGCGTGTTCAGCACGCTTCTCCATAGGCATGTTGGCATAAAAACCATAGTTCTGATTGATCACATCAGAAGGCACTCCACGACGATAGGCATCCTGTGCCATTGCGTCTATTTCTTCATTTGTCACAGCACCTCTTGCTACAGCCTCTTGGTGCTCTTTCATTACTTTTTGATACCTATCCTCATCTTCGAACTTTCGTCTCTTCTCAAGTGCTTCCTGCTCTGCTGGATAGCCTTCTTCTGCACGTTTACCGGCTGCTATTTGTTGGTCTGTTAATTGGCCTTGTTTGTCGAGTTGAGCGAGACGATTGCGCCTCTCGACTCCGCTTGCATAAGCCTCACCAATACCCGCCAAACCTTGTTGCAGGCCTTTGGTATCAAGTAAACCGTAGATTGATGCGTCAATAGCCATTTACGCCTCCAGCATCGAGTAATTGACGGCGTAGTAATCGCCAATGTTTATAACTGCTTCCGGCATTACTTCCATTACTTCGTCAGCCATTACTCCGGTAGAGTATTTGCCCCAATCAGCCAAGTGAGCTTGTTCAACTGGGAAATCATCAGGCATGTCTTTATACTTCCATGAGTAGAGTCCAATTCCAGTCTTGTGCGTTCCAATATTCTTTATGTCTGTTTTAAGTCTACGGTCAGATAATACATTCGTTCCAGCCTGAATCACGCCAAGTATTCCAGACTGACGTGCATTAGCTCCGGCCATTCCTGCCGCACCCTGAGCATTGGCATTCTGTGTCCATAAGTTACTCAGGTTAGCGGCGTTCTGATTGCCCATTTGTGCTTGGCTAGTAGCTGTACCCTGCCCCATATTAGCCAGTCCTGAAAGCCTGTTTAACCTGTTCTCGTATTCGTTAGAAGCGTAGTCTTGATTGTATTGAGATGCGGCGGTCATTGACTTACCTGAACCCATGCCGCCTCTGGATGCCATTCCAGCGTCCAATCCTCGTTGTCCTTGAGACAGCCTGAACAAGTAACCTGGGGATGACTTAAGACTCTCCATAGCTGCTGTTGAATCACCGTTAAGGCCCAGTGCTGTTTGATACTCATCAAGACCAGTCCTGCCAGCGGCAAGCCATGGGGCCATATCCTCGCGGCCTAGATCATACTGTCTGCGAGTTTCTGCTGTGGCTTTATCTGTAGCTTGACCTTGAAGGTAAGCTGCATTTGCCGCCGCATCGCTTCCGGTTTTTCCGGTAAGGTCGCTAAACATTCCACCTGTTGCGCTATCTATGACACTTCCCATTTAAATCTCCTTTGCAAAATACAGCGTTGTTCCGTTCATGTGCGAAAACTCAAATCCATCTGCTAAAACAGCTTTCATCGAAACGGTAACGCCATTTGCCAACACACTTACACTTCCGGTTAATCTTTTAGCCCCAGCTTCTTTTGCTATATCAGCCACTTGTTTTGATAGTTCTTTTGCAAGGCCTGATTTTCTGTACTCTTCTTCCACGAAAATATCACGAAGGTAAAACGTATCATCGTCTACTTTTATGTAAGTGGCGAATCCGTGCCCACCTTCAATAATACTGAATCCTTCGCGTTCTTCAACATATTTTGCGTATAAACTCATGTGTTAATACTACTCCAAGTATGCGTTTAACAACACTATTTTTGCATTGGAAGTACTGGATATTTCATAAATCCTTGCTGGGCCTTTGGTCATCCCAAGTCGATTCCAGACAACTCGTTTAAAAAACTCACCTACAGCGCCAATTGCACGGTTGGAATAGCTTGACCATGTATGCCCTGAATCATTAGACCACCTAAGCATAACTTCTGGTTCTGCTCCTCCTATAACGCCAGTTCCAAACTCGGCTTCCAGCTCAAGCTTGTTGTGTGTAACTCGCTTCATATCAGAGCTTGGGGATTTAAAACTTCTCAATACTTTCAAATAGTTAGTTCCGTTTGTGTAAGTGTTAACATCAAGGCTATAGAGATTACTTGTCAGGTTGTCGGTGACATACTGCTTACCGTTAAACTCAAAGTAATTATTAGGCTCCCACTTTCCGAATTCACCATCTATGAAGCTGGCTCTCTCATGCCACAAATTGGTGTTTCCATCGTAAACAAATGTCTTGTTTCCAGTTGGAAAAGTTAAAACGTAGAAGTGATGCCCTTCGATCTGGTATGTAAATGCTCTGGCATCATTAGTCCTTGTCATTGCCTTGATAGCAACTTCTGTTCCGTAGTCAGACACTCTTACTGGGGTAAATCCACTAAGCTTGTAGACTATTCCACTTCCTTCTTTTGACCTGCCTAGCCAAAAAACTGTGTTATCCATTGCCTTGATTGAAAAAGGCGCGTCACATCCCACCTCAAAAATACCAGACACGTTTCTTACAAATGGGCTTGGGATAGTTCCAGAATCATAAAATGCCTCGCCGGATGTTTCACAGAATACAATCAGCTCGTTGTGAGAAACAACCTGTCCAGTCACATAATCAGGGTTTGAATCAACCGTCTGAACATTTAAAGCGTCCCAATACCCACCGTCCAATATCTCAGAAACATAGAAGTTCTGTGTGTTAAGCTCGCAAGCTACAAATCTACCATTCATATAAGAAACGGTTTTGCAGCCTTCTGGGAAGCCATAACCTGCACTGGTGAGTGTGTGTATTCCAGATTGCGTTCCAGTGGTTTCTACGGCCACCCCATCTCTTGTATCAGACACCTGAAAGGTATCAGCAGTAAGCCCTGACGCTATTACATAGTATTGTGTATTTGTTAGCAATCCGGTAGGAAGAGTGCCTGTTGTTGAAAATATAACTCCGTCACCAGCAACAAACCCATGCGCTATCTTTGTGAATACTCCAGCAATATCTAAAGTTACCGTAAAGGTGCCAGTTGATACTTTTATTTTAAGCAAGGTATTAGTGGCTAGGATCATAATCCATCCATCTACACCATTCACCATAATTAACTCATTCCCATTATCTGAAAACGAGTAATTACCTGACGTTACAGTTCCAATAGATGTTGATGTGAGATCATTTTTTAACTCATACAGTGACTGGTATGAAACATAAAAAACCCTGTTATTGGCAGTTCTGTAAGTACCGTTTGCATTTCCTGATAATACGGCTTCTTGCTTCAATCCTTCTATCTTGTAAAAGGCTGTAATATCCTTGGCATCATTGATCACCGGATATAGATTGATACATTGATTGTCAGCGAGATTTAAACTGCGCTGAACATCTCTACCATTTACAAAACCAGGAACTTTCATGGTTACATGCCATAGTCAGTTTCATAACTTCCGCTGCCAGTAAAATCATCTACGGCAACCGGTGAATTGCCAACTCTTTGTGAGTTTAGCGCTCGGATACGTTTTTCAGCAAGATCGGCCTCCATCATGAATCTTTGTTCTTTTTGTGGAGGAATGGCGAAATTGTCCATTAAATCGTAAGTTATAATGTCTTTCATCCATCTGAGCATGGATACTTCAACATCAGGCTGAACACCAGCGGCGGTATCATCGCCTATCTTTTCATAGACAATTTTCGCTGTTGTGTTTGTCGTCGGGACGGGCCAAAAGATAAAGTTTGCAGCACTCTGCACTGCGACTTCTGGATCGCCAGACTGCGCTTTATCTGAAATCTCGTTATACTCTTGAGGGCCAATGATGCGTATAGGATAGTCTTCTGAGTTGATGGTTACCTGCATGGAAACGGGATAAAGCAGGTCAGTCAACCCATGCGCTGCTGTAGCGGTGTTGGCTGTGATGATAAACGTAGAAGCTACTGGGGAAACTTTTCTCCAGAATGTACCAAGTCGGTGCATTTCCTTGATACGCAAATCAATTGCTTCATAAGCTAAACTCGCATCTTCTGCGGTTGGGGTTTCGTTGAACGCAATTACACCGAGCTTGCGAAGAGCAAGATTGGCTAGCTGCTCTCTTGTTCTGGTAAATGCGACTGTCATTATTAAGCCCCCTGAACTGTCCTGACAAACTCCTCAAAAGACATTGGCGATTCACCTTCTTCCTGCGCTCTGATTGCGTATTCTCTATACGCATTTCTGTATTGACTGGCATCCATTGCAGAAGGAAGCATTCCTTCACCTTCCTGTGGTTGGAATCTACCGGAATTGTTTGCCGCCATCATTGTTGGCTGGCCTTGTGATGCGGCCAGATCGGAAAGTCGTGTATTGCTTGGTTCCTGATTAAACATATCAACGCCCCTTAAATGGTGGTCTGCCACGACGCTTCACTTCAACTTCTTTTGTTTCTACCACAACCCGCTCGATAGGCTGAGTCACCTCTTCTACCTGAACCTTTGGTTCAAATATTTCGAAATCTGGATGAGACCGCAACATACGATCTGTGGCCTCATCTTTTATTGACACAGGATTACCGTTTGCAAAAATATAGCCACGATATTGAATGTACTTATCTTTATAGACGAACTGTGTCATTTTTACCTCTTAAGGATTAACGTAATAGACCATCAAATCAATCGTTCCAGCTGCGAAAGTGGCAGCAGCGGCCACCCACAACAGGTCAATTGTATCTTCGTCAGTCATTGTCAAAGGTCGTGCTGTTACCGCTGTAGGACGTGCTACACCACCAGATTGAGCAACTGTAGATGTAGAAATCCAGTAAGCAGTAGATCCACCGTAACCAATCGAGAACGTCATCAGTGGAGTGCCGTTTGTGTCCATATCAGTAGCAACCACCATCAAATCTAGGATGATTGCGCCTTTTGGAACTTTCAGAAGCTGAACTACGTCTGCGGCTGTCGGGTTGGCAGTTACGCTCAAAGTTACTGGTTTGCATACTACGTTGTAACCCATGCCTTCTACTACCGAAACGCCTGTTGCTGCCGTGCTATAAGTTGTTGTTGCCATGTTTATTCTCCTTTAAGCCCCCGAAGGGGCTATTTATTAGTCAGCCAATGCAGCGAAGAAGCCGGTAGCAATACCGTGATCCTTTGGAGTGGTGGTGTCGCCAGGGGCAGTACCAAAGCGCAACTTCTCAATCCCGCGAATCTCTTGAACGCCTACACCGTGCAAGAACTCGTAGTCGTCTGTATCGGTTGTAGACTTGGTACGCTGTGCCCATGCTGCGCCAACTGCTTGAGCGCCGCACAGATAAACAGGTTCAACGTCAATTCCACCAGCGCCAACACCTGTAATCGCAGAAATTTCTGGAATTTCACGCAGAATCATACCGTCCCAAACCAGAGAGTCACCAGTAAACAGAGGATTATCTTCACCACGAACACGAGCATCGCGGTTAGCGAGTGTCAGCACGTTAGTAGTTGGGTTATCTTCTGTCAGGTTGCGCCATGAACGAGGGCCAACAAACACAACAAACCATTCCTGATCCATCTCTTTAACATATACAGGCTTGATTTTTGGAGATGCTGCTTGTGCCATACGCTTCAACAAAGACAGAGTCAGTGGTGAGCACTTATCAGCAGTGTTGTCGATGGTTAGTAATGCGGTTGCATGGGTTGCGTTGAAGTTCGATGTTGCAGCACCAAACAGTACACGGTCTTGGTTATTGGCAGTCCATGTGTTCTTCTGTGCAGCCGAAGCGGTACTGTAAGCAATGCCATCAATCTGACCCAAAGCTGTAGTAATGGAGTCACGCAGTTTCTTTTGTGCCCATTCACGCAGTTGGGTTTTAGAGGCGTTGCGCAGGTCAATTACTGACTTCTGAACATCCCAATCATCAACAGCTACAGCATGACGCAGAACGTCAACGTACACACGATGAGAACGAGAACCAAGGCGCTCTTCGTTACCTTTGAGGGTAGAGTTACCTGTTACGCCGTTGCCGACGAGTTCATTTACCAGAGCAAAGGTGATCGAATCGCCTTTTTTCTTGGTCAGGTCTTCTTGAAGTTGAATAATAGATGCTTCATCGGTGCCCATGTAGCGCTTGAAACGAGACGAGCGCACATAATCACGGAAGAAATTGTCATCCCACTGCTGGGGTGTTAAGCCTGTTGCGGCGAAGGTTTGTGCCATTTTTAATACTCCTAAAGTTAAATGAAAGGTTTTAAGTATCGACCATAAGTTGTCGTCACAATTAAAACGCCCATGTTAACCCTCGGCGGCAGGCACTTCTTTTACTTGAATTCGTTCGCCCTTAAAGGCGGCAGTAGTCTGATATTCACGAGGCACAATCTCATATCAGACAAACAAAAACTTGTGCTATGTCGTTAATTTACATGCTACTTTAATAAATGTCAACCTTTAAGAATGTCGTTGAATGAACTTGGCCCATTCCATATCTGGCTATTACTTCCAGTGCTTCGTGCGCCAGAAAGAGATGTTGGCAATGATTCGAGTTCTTTTTTCTTTGATTCTGCCTTTTCGGCAAACTCTGCCTCAATCTTAAGACGAAGTTCTTTTTCCTTAGCTGCAAGCATTGAATCAAGATTTCCTGCATTGTTTAAGTCTTGGTAGTTTTTCCCTAGCTTATAGGCAAATTCCGCAGGATTTGGCGAATTCAACCATTGTTCACGAAGTCCAGGGGTTTGCTGTAAGACCTCTGCAAAAACATCTATCTTCTCATCAAAGTCAGAATATTTTGTCCGCGCAATGTCTTCAACAGTATTCAGGCGTGTTTCGCGCATCATGCCTTGAACTTCGGTTTTGAACTGCAAAAGTTTTTCTTCTGGGTCTTCCCAGAATTGCTTTGGCTCTTCTACTGGGCGACTGGCTTCCATTTCAGCAATACGGCGCTCAAGGTCTTGGCGCTTCCTTCGCTCATCCTTTGCAGAAGCAAGTAATGCCCGTTCTTTGTCGGTCATTTTTTGCTGCTCTTGCTTTTGTTCTTGCTTTACTTCTGGCTTAACTTCTTGTTTCTCAACAGGCTTTTCTTCTACAACTTCATTTTTCTGTTCTACAGGCTTATCAATTGCCTGCTCTTCAACAGCTTGGATTTCATCAGACAAAACATTATCAAGACTTTCAGACATTTAAATCTCCTATTTTCGCCCGATGCACGGCGGCTGCTTGGCACAATCCCTTGCCATCGGGTCAAACATTTGCTGCTATCAATATTACTAAAAGTGATTCTTCCTCTCTACTCCTAAACTCTTTCTGCATCAAGTATTTGATTTCTCTATCTATTTCAACAAGCGACATTTCAATCACTTGTGTATCCTGATCAAAGATCCTTGATAACTGACTACTTGCTTCTTGCGCTACCTCTTGCTGAATCTCAAGACGTTCTTCGATTACTGTTTTATTCTTGCGGTGAAGTATTCCAGTTGGCTTATAGGCTACAGGATTATCACCTTTCCCGCCATGATAAGCCACTTCTGACTCAACAACCTCATTGTCTAGCGCAGAGAATAGAGCGCCAGAAAATAATTTACCATTGAATAAACTACCGTTAAGCAGCGCCATTTGTCACAGGCGTACCGTTACCGGCAGCGTCCGTCGGAGTAAGCGTTATGCGTGTGGTTATGCCGTCTACACCTGCGTAAACCTCTGTATCAGTGCCAAGACCTGAGCGCTTACCGGCCAGCGCTGCGAGCATAATGCGCATCATCTCTTCCGCAGTTAGCCCTTCAAGCGCTCGCTGCCATACGGCATTACCGGCCATTTCCGGATTCTGCAAAGCTTCCGTGCTGACCGTCATGGCTGAGTTGTTGATGATGTTGGCAATGCCGCGCACGTAGACTGTGCCTGCGGTGCAGCTTGCATCCAGCGTGATGGTCGCGCCGGAGGCAATGTCCAGGCAGATCGTGTTGGCCGGGTCGGTGCTGTTGGTGATCTTGATCGGGCCTGCGAAATTACGGAAGGCCACGTGGCGCGCCGTGCCGGACAGGTCAAGAACAGGCAAATCGACAGTGCCTAGCCCGACACAGCCGGATTTACAGTCCACAAAATAAATATTCTGCGTCCCCGTCGTACTCAGCGCGCCTGAGATCATGCAGCCCTCAAGAAATCCTTCAAGGCCCGCCACATTTGAAACGTAGCAGTGCTTAAGGTAGGCGTATCCATCCAGCGTGCCGGTCAGGATCATGTCCTCGAACTGTGTGCCGGTGACTACAGCCCCGGCATTGACCGTGACTTGTGTTGCAATCGCATTCTCGCCGCGCAGCACATAGCCTGAGAGATCATCACCTGTATCGAGTGTCAGGCTGTCGTGAATGACGAACACCTCGAAGCCGCGCACGCTGGCAATGAGTTTTGCGTCCGTGATGTTGTTGCTCGGGGCTGCGTGTGTGCCGGCTGGATAAGCAGTGCCGCCAACGCCGTGGGCAATATCCACAGCCACCTCTTTGCCGAACGCGCCATCCTCGGCTGCCCTGATGTTGACCAGACCAGCGGAATTGTTGGGCACCACGGATACGCTGTTGACGTTCTTCTTCGAGTGGATGTTGTTGTTCGACCCGACGATGTTGACCTGGTAGGTGCCATTCTCGAAGGTGATGGTGTACGGCGACAGAATCTCAATCGTGCGGGCATAGGCCAGCCCGTCAATCACCACTTCGGTGTTGTGGCGGAACGGGTACGGCATAGGCTGCCCGGCTTCGCTGTCCGCCCAGTCTGCCAGCCACATGCGGAACGTATTGCTGTTCAGCTCCCTGATTTCTGTCGGGGATGACTGAATGAGCGTCAAATCCGCCTTGGGGACGGTGATGACATATGTGCTGCAATTAACAGAGATCGTCATTTTAATCGTCCGATACAAGCACGGCTGATGGGGTTGCGCCAGTCGAGCTGCTGATGGTGCCACTCATCGCGCCCTGCTTGTAGTAGGGGGCTGATGAAGACTTGCGCGCCCATCCGACATAAGGCTGTGCGCTTGAGAATACGCGGCTCATGGTTACCTGCCCGTTCACATTGGTGAGATCGTGCAATACAACATAGGTGCTCTTAATGGTTCCGGTCGGACTGCTTCCCGGCGTGCTGGCCATCGTGTAGCTGTAGCTGTCGTTGTTAATCTTGGTGGTCGAAAAAATGCCGTTGTTGGCATCCAGACTTGCCCCGCTGATCGTCACTTTGTCATTGGTCGCCATGCCGTGGGCGGTGTGCGTCACGGTCGCGGTTGTGCCGCTGTTGACAATGGTCACTGTCGCGTCATACGGCATCGGGCCGCCTGCTGCCGCACGGATAAACACACGGGCGGACTGGATCGGCGCGCCGGTAGCGTCCGACACGGTTGCAGTGACACTCACCGCGCCAGATATGACATTCACTGTCGCGCCAGCAGTGCGTATGCTTGGCGTTGTACCTCCGGATATGCTGATGTTTATGATGCCGCTGGCAATATTGACGAAGATCGCCTCGTTACCGGTAGAGCCGTCGCTGGCCGCGTAACCAGTCCATGTGATGTTTGTCAGCGTTATGTCGGAAACTGTGCCAGTGATCTCCAGCCCATGGCCTGTACCATCGCTGGTGAATGTTGCGTTGCTGATGAGTGCAGCATTTGCCGGTGATGATGCAGTTACTCCGATAGAGCCAGACGGCTGGTCAAACTTACAGCCAGTGAACGTTCCCCCACCAACAGTCACCAGCCCACAACGACGGAATGTCGTGTTGAGCACCGTGCTGGCCGACTGGAAGGTGAACGCATCCATGTCCGTGAAGGTGCAGTTGTCGAAGTTGATGTCGGCGTTGTCTGTCACCAGCAGCCTGCCCTTCGATACCGTGCCGAGGGCGCTGATTGAAATGCCCGTCCAGTCAACACGACTGGTCGCGTTTTGCACTTCAAAAGTATTGAAGTTGGCCGTAACAAATGGGGTGGCCTGAATGTTGATGGTCTTGTTCGAGTCGCGGAAGTCCACTGCTGTCGCCGCAGACCCCATCTGGAATAGACCCTGCATCTTGTAAGATGAACCGCCATCCGGCTGCATCAAACCAAGGCGGTTCCATCCGTTGGTGCCGTCGTTGTAGTCGTTGAACGTGCCAGCACCGGTGAATGTCGCATAGCCGTTGGCCAGATCGCCGCCCGTGCAAAGTAGGTAGCAGCGACCAAAGCGAATAGCGCCCAGCGCCGCCGGGTTGCCCTTGGCTACCGCGTTGTCCACGTTGTACGCCACGCCGAAATACTGGTTTGTTCCGGATGGGGTGCCTTGCGTCGCACTTGCCGTTACTGTTGGGTTGATGGGGTTGCACTTCCACCCGCCATATGGGTGGGTATCGTCGCCGTCTACATAAAACCTGTAGTAGTTAGCCAAACTGCTGCCGACAAGTGCTTGAATGCCGCCACTAGCCTGCGCTGACACAGAGTTTGGGCAGGTGAACATCTGCCAGAACAAAAACGCCCCGTCAGTAGGTAGTGAAGCTGCGTTGGTCGTTCCCGCGCCTAATCCACCAATACCGGTAGCGTTGAATGATTTATCCGCTGTTGCTACACCGAGAATAAAATAGTCTGTGTCCTGCGTCGGCAAGCCGCCAGCTGTTGAGCCGGTAGGTTCGCCGTGTGTGAGCGTACCAAGGCAGCCTGTCGTAGTCAGGGCGCTCGTCGAGTCCTGACGGTAAATAGTGCCCTTGGTGGTATCGGCCGTAACCGTTGCGAGGTCTGTGGCGTAGGCTGCTGCGGTCATGCCAGTATCTCCGCCGCCCTGATTGATGTGATCAACCCCACTGCCGCCAAGTAGTTGACCCCTGCAATGGTTGTTGCGCTGTCGAGCCGCACAAGCTCTGTGCTCTCCAGTAGGTACATGAAATCACCCACAATCTGATTGGTGCTTGACTGTATCGCGATGCGCTCAGCCGATGTAAATCGGTTCAGGAATTCAAGCGTGGTCAACGTCCTCACGGCACGGATGAACGCATCCGCCGCATCGTCCCACACATGGGTGTTCAGGTCTGGTATATCCCCATCCATCTCATGGACAGACCAGCCGGTCAGCCCAAGCGAATATGGATTGCTTGTTGTGACCAGCGTCGCGCCATCCTTTGTGAGTACGTAGTAATTAGGCATCGCTGACAGGGCTTACTGTAGCCGAGCCGCCAGTGCTGCCGAGCGATCCGGTCGTTTTTGCGGGCTTGATCGAGTCCGTGTACAGCGGGCCAGTTCCACCGAAGCGCGCCTCAACGTACAGTGTCTGGTTGGCCGACTGAACCGTGTTGTAGCTGATGCTGGTGCCGGTTGCCACTGCGTCGATGTAGCTGATAAAAATGTTCGCTCCAACTACGGCATTATTCGTGCTGAAATCGTGCGCCGTGATGGTGAAGGTCTTGGTGCCGGTATTGACGGCAGAGTACGGGTGGCGGGTGTACTCGCCATTTGCACGCAGGATGCGGATCGTGCCTGATGTTGGTGTGTTGGCCGGGATCGCCTCGTCAACCACGACACTCGTTACCGCCACGCCATTCAGCAGGTTGGTGTTCGACAGCTGGGTGTACAGGATGCCGCCAGCGCCGTCCTCTGGCGCGACCAGCACGCGGTAGCCAGATAGCACGCCATTGACCGTGAACTGCACGTTGTTCGGCGGCTGGCGGGTGGTGCCATCCAGCGCGGTGATCTTGTCGTTCACAGACAAGTCGGCGTACTCAAGCGAGAAGCCATAGGCGCCCACAATTGAGCTGCCGGTCGATTGCCCGCAGAATGGAGTGGACAGGGGCTTCTCGACACCGGCTGCAGCAGTGGTGGCCGATACTGCGCCCTGTGTAACCGTCATCGCGCTGCCAGGAGCTACGCCGGTCAGCAGCTGGATATACAGAATGTTGTCGGTCGTGTCGTTGGCAAGAATCTGGCCGGTACCAGCAGTCGCGCCAGACCCCCACGAAAGTGGAGTCGCGTCGCCCTCGACGAAAGCGCCGCCTGTCGGGGTGCCGATGTCCACCAGATGGGTGATGCCACGGAAGCGCTCACCGGGGATGCCGTACAGCGTGCCAGTTTCGCCATTGCGCGACAGGTACTTCATCCTCTCGTAGAACTGGTTGATGGTGTAAGTAGACTTGTCCCACTCAGAATAGTATTCCTCGTTGGTGGTGTCCTGGTTCACGTCGATCAGGTTGTAACCAGATGTGACGTTCGTGATACCAGTCCAAGTGGCGACCGTGCCGGATGCTGTGATGTTGTTCAGGTCGTCGGCATAGGTCAGCGGCACCACGTTCACACCGCGACCTGTGGCCGGGATACGGAATTCGGAGAAGGTCTTGCCCCATTCGCGTGTGGTGAACAGCAGCGTGCCGTTGTCGATATAGGCGCCTGCGCTCTTCACCTTGACCATGAAGCGCATGGCCACACCGTTTGCAGGGTCTGGATTGATACCAGCGAAGCTCTCGCCGTCCGGGGTGTTGTTCCAGAATTTAGTGGCCAGCACGGCGTTGTTCTGGATGACGTTCACGATCACACCCCGGTTTGCTACCACCGAGATGCCGTCGTAAATAACCTCGGTGCCGCCTGAACCCTGAATAATCGAGCCGCCGTAAATATACTCGCTGGCCTTTGTGGTGTATGTGTCATCGAGTGCAAAGCCGTTCAGCAACTGGATGATGGTATCGAACTTTTTATCAGCCGGAACCAGTGTAGCGATGTCCATGTAGTCATCGCCGGAGATCGTGGCGTCATCCGCCAAGTCCTGCATCCAGCGGTACAGCTCCAGTACGGTGACGTAGTTGGCTGTTGCAGTGCCGTGCGCGCCGCCGATGTAGCGGATGCTCTTGTCTGATCTGATCTGCCATTTTGATGAGTCGAGCGCCATGATTATTCCTTTATTTTATATTCAGTCGTTGCAATTTCTGTTGCTGTCGCGCAACATGTTAATGTTGCGTCAACGTAGTAGCCCATATATCCCACTAGTTCACTGTAGCGCCCATTAACTGACCGTCTTTCTTAATCAGATTAATAGTCTTTTTCTGGTTAAGTCCTTCAACGATCTGCTGAACTGCACCCATGAAATTTTCGTGCATTTGCATTACAGAGTTATTGTCTACTTCGCCTTCTTGCATATCTTCTCTCATGTCACTTGCAGAATTCTCATTCTCTTGGTTCTGTATCATGCCTTGAATCTTGATTTCATGTTGAGCAATTAGGTTTTGAACCTTATTGATTGCTGAATCAAGGTCATTGTCCACATTGGCTTCAAGTTTCATTCGCTCAAGCTCAATCTTAGAAAGCGCAGACTCTCTTTCTAGCTCAAGATTAGCTTGTAGTTTAGCTCTTTCGAGTTCAAGTTCCTGAGCTTGAATTTCCGCTTTCATCTGGAATTCTGCTTGTACTTCTTCGCGTCTTGCCTCAAGTTTAGCCTGAATCTCTTGTGCTGAAAGCTGGAGTTTAGCTTGTGACTCTTGAACTCCAGATTTAAGCATTTGATTCTCTTGTTGGAGTTTTTGGCCTTCCTGCTGCATCATCTTGATCTGATCTTGCATCTGGGTCATTTGTTGCTGAACTTTTGGCGGAACTTGTCCGCCTTGTTCGCTCATCAATTTGATAATCTCATCTTTGTTTGAGATAGGAGAAGCTTTGATAACAGCAATCGGAGGCATTGGAAAACCGGACTTGACCATTTCACTGATAGTCGAGAAGTCTTCAAGCTGGGTAGTAAGTGAATCAGGGGCGTCTGAGATGATAATATCAACATCAAGCCCGGCAATGTCGTTTTCAGTAGAAACGACTTCTTTCATCATTGGATCTAATTGGATTTGTTGCTGAATCTGTTGCAAGACTTCAGGAGGAGCACCTTGTTCGGTGGCTTGTTTAAGTAGCATTTCACCCTTGGTGACGGGTTTGTTCAAACCGACATATTTCAGGTTGATTTCGTCGTCAGTGAGGCGTATCCACTTCTCTGCTGTCCAGTATTGGCGGATTCTGTTCCAAATCTTACGATAGACTCGAATATCCAAGTGTTTCAACACGTCAAACATTGGGGCTAGTTCGGTTTGAGAAGCGGCGGCTCTGTTTCTTAGAGCTACGCCGGACATGTTCCTTTGCTCTTTACCTGCTGCTGCTGAATTATAAGAAACCGCATCGATTTCATTCTTTGCCTCGGCCAAAAGTTCAAACTGACCGTTCGCCATGTCTCCGGTCTGAAGGACTTCGAATTCCATTCCAGGGATGGTTTCGATCAATCCGTCAGGTCGTGCTAGTTCAGCACGGGTCTTGTTAATATCCTCTACAGCTCCCTTTTCAATTCTTACTTGTCGAACCGAAAGAAGGTGAAGCGCCTTGCTCCCCCTCTTGTTGATTTCGTCTTGAATATCAAGAAGTTGGAAAGCTGCTCCGTATCTGTCATTCTCGCGAGTCACGAACAAAGAGCCGAATTCATAAGGCCATTCGGTTTCACCATCTTCGTTCTTGTATGGAGAAACCATAGGCTCTACACAGTACCCACCCATGGTAAAGCAGGCATACTTCACTTGGCCGCCTTCGTGCCAGTACAATTCGACGATCTTCACTCGTTTACGGCTGTTATCCATCCAGCGAGGTTTGTCTTCGTAGGTATCCGATCCATCTTGCATGTTATCCAGAATGTCTTTTGCGTTTGGATACAGAGAGATAGCATCGGAATAGTCCATCCAGACTACTTGACCCAAGTATTTCGCATCGGAAAAGTCTTTCCTGCGCGAATGTGGGTCGTAAATTAACCTGTCCCACTGAATATGGTTAACCTTGATAACTGGATCACCTCCTTTCGCCTCAACGATTACTTCAACACCACAAGAACCTTCAATTAAAAGGTTTTCCCAAGCATCTGAACGTGTATTTTGGTAGAAATTGTCTTGAAGGACGTAACGTATTCCTTCGGAGGCTACATTAGCGGCTTTTTCGTGAACTGGAGTGCGTGCAAGAGACTTGGCGGTGGTTCTATTAGACCTCTCCATACCGAGAAGCCCGTCAATCTTTGGTTTTATTCTGTTTCGTACCGTAGCGGCCTGTTTTTGGGCTGCAAGTTTCTTTTTGGCTTCTGCTGACCATTGATTAGAATCGTAGTAATCGCGGCATTTCTCGGATACTTTTCGACTGTCAACTGTAGAATCTTCGGAGTCGGTGACCCACTGGAGTAGTTTTGAATGTGTAGAATCCGTCTTCACATCTTCTATTGGGGATTTCGATTTTTTAGCCATAATCACACCAGTTTCCAGTCGTCGCTTGAAACATCTTCCTTTATCCTCAACCATTTGTCAACGACAACATCTTTTTTAGTCGGTCTGCCAGCGGAAGTGATTAAATCCATCCCTCGACCAAAAATACTCATCACGTCAACCGCATCATCATGTTTCCCGTTGGGGAACTTCAACATCTGATTCTCGATTTCTCCACACCAAGATGTGTTTTTTGGGAAAAACACTAATCTTTGCGCCATCCTACCCTGAATTGACCTCGCTCTTGTTGGTTTGTCTGAAATAGAACTTAACCACTCAATTGTTTGGTAGTCGTTACGCTCTCTCATTCGTTTTGTAAGGAATGGTTCAACTGAACGCCTTATCACACCACCCTCGCCGAACCATTTTAGAGGTTTCCACCTCTTAACTAGGTCGAGTTTCTTGTCTATCCAAATATCAGGGGTTGTTTGGCCTCTCCACCAGTCTACGACGTAGATATTCGATTCAGAATCCATTCCGAATACACCATGTTCTGTGTAATCCCCCCCTCCATCGGTTACTGCGTAGTCAGATGCTCCATAATAGAACAGATTTTCAGGAAGTTTTTCGTATCGGACAAACCAGTCTTTTCTAAAGAAATCACCGTCCTCTGGCGAGGGTTTTTGTTGGTAAAGGCTAGTCCAAGTCCTCCGGTTAAGCATAAAAGGCGCAAAATGCTCTTTTGAGAACCATTCAGGCCAGAGAACATCTCCTACCTTACGCTTCAAAGGATCATCTTCTCTGTCCGCTATCGCGGGAAGGCAGATAACATGCCATTTCCTTGAATCCTTACCAATAAAGTCTCCTGATTCCCCATCCCACCCGTCTGGTAGAATCCTGCCAGCGAGGTCGTCTTGGTGCCACCTTGTCATGATCATCACTTGTGGGGCACCTGGAACCAAACGCGAACAAAAATCGTCCTGATAGGCATCCCAGCACTTATTCCTGATCGTATCGGACTCTGCTTGTTCGCGACCTTGAAGCGGGTCGTCAATAATCCCCAAATGAGCACGATTACCCGTAAGACCAGATAGGATACCGCCAGCCATAAAAGTAGAACCGCTAGTCAAAGACCAGTTATCAACTGCCTGTTGATCAGCAGAAAGCCCCAATCCCATTAAATTAGACCATTTCTTATCCCTGATTAACTGTCTAGCCCGTCTTCCCTGAGTACAGGCGATTTCAGAAGCATAAGAAGCGAGAATAACCGTCCTTCTGGCTTTCCTTGCCATGAACCAAGGAACAAACACAACATCACAGTAAACACTTTTTGCCGAGCCTGGTGGCATAAACACCATCAAGTTCTTGATCTTGCCTTCCTCCAACTCCTGAAGCTTGGTCAAAAGGAACAAATGATGAGCCGCCAACTTTCCAATCCTCATCGTACCTACAGCGTCACTATCCGAATCATTCACCGGAGCCGTGGGAATATCTATCATGCAAGCATAGTCAACCAAAGACCTTTTGGCCAATTCAGCCCTAGCAGCAAGAATATCAGCAGAAGTTAATTTACTCATTTGTTAAGCATACCCTCTATGTGTATCACACGTGATAAGCAAAACTTATCACACAACAATCATCCATAAGCAAAACTTATTGTTTACCCAAGTCTGATTGTGTTACTGTTTTATCGTCACTTAGTGATTCGTTTCATCGACGAGCAACCTTAATTGAGATGCCTTGGACTAAACCACACTGACCCAAGGGAGGACGCTGGCGCAGTTACTTCACAAAGCAAGCCACCACGACTCGTTAAACTGCTATCCCTGGTGGATATTTACTCGTCCGCAATCTGAACAACAGGTGAATGCAGACAACCAGCTATCTCACCCCCCAGATAGCATAAGGGGGGTTCTTTCACATTCATGTGCCGCTCTTGACTCTAGACTTAAACAATCCTGAATTCTGAAACAAGATATTTTCAAAATAGAAATAGCCAATCAAGTGGTAGGTGTATTTACAATCACTCCCCCCCCTCTTCCTCCTGCGACACTCCCCCCCTAGGTACGACCTCAGCATCAACCACGTTATCATCGCGCTGCACAGTGATGGCTGCAACTGCCCTGAGTTGCTCGTCGGTGAGGGTGGATAGATTGATGGTGAGCGGTGAGGTTTGGCCTGCTACCTGTATGGCCTGAGGCTTATATCTTGGGTCGCGCAACTGCGCATACCAGCTTACAGATTTGAACACCTGGGCAGCACGCGCTAAACGCAATTGCTGAACCTTGGTGGCCGCCTCTAACTCTCTAACGTCGTCAAAATCAGCCCTGTTTGGTATCGTGATTTCCGCGATATCCTGCATGGCGTCATTAACAATCGCATCCGTGTGGGCCTGTCTGACCTTGACGTAATCATCACCTATGTGCATCAACCAGTACTGCAGGGTACGGTAGCTAATCCCATTGCTCTCGGCTATGTCCTGGAGCTTGTGGCCTTGGTCGATGCGCTCCAGGGCGGTCTTGAGGATTTCTTGGCGACGTGAAGGGAGGATTGATCTGTTGCCCATGATTAACCTAGGTAGTTGATTTGATTATTAGCATATCAATACTTATCACAAATTGCAATGCGATTTAAAAATACTATCAGGATATGTATTGACACTCAATTTACCGGTGATATTATGAGGCCGTAGTATAAATTAACTTATAACCGAGGAGCTGAAAATGACAAAGTTCGAAAAATGCAGGACCGTAATCTACGTATCCGAGTCTATTAACGGTGCTGAGTACGCAGGAGTACTGCGCAACGACGGATCAGTAACGTATGTGAGGGACGGTAAAACGATTTACGGGCACAGGGATGCATTGTTTGTCCGATATATTTAGGAGGCAATCATGAAACCCGTAACCATCTTAACACCGCACGGTCTGCTGCGTGGTCTGTATAACGTCAAAGCCGGCTTGGTATCGTATGTTTGGGCAGGTGTAGCTGAGTATGTGCCAGCATCAGCAATAATACCGGCTATTTTGAGCAAGCAGGCGTTTTAAACTAACCGAGGAGAAATTAAATGACAACTTACGTCGCATATGACAATCCCATGGGCGCACTTAGCCGGCGCTATGCAGTTTATCGCGCTGGGGAAGTAGTTGATAGACTATCCACGAAACAGGCCGCGTTGCGCCGGGCGATACAGTTCTGCGAAAAAAACCTGCCAGAGCGGCTGGCCATGTGCCCAGCGACCTGGCCTAACGTAGTAGCCCGCGCTGTTGCCGACCAGCAATCGGCCGAGCAATTAAAAGCTGAACTAACCAAGGAGCAACAAAAATGAAAGTTAAAACTGAAGAATCCCCAGTCTACAACCCAAAACACGAAGGGTTTTCCGATGATAAAATCATCGGCATGGCTCTGGTAGTACTGCAATCCCGCCTCAAAAACCATGGGCCGGTCTTGAGTTCGCCTGATACAGTAAAAAACTACCTCCGGTTGACGCTGGCCGCGCATGAGCATGAGGTGTTCACCGTTCTGTTTTTGGATGCACAGCACCAGATGATAGAAGTAGAGGAGATGTTCCGTGGCACGCTTACTCAAGCAAGCGTTTATCCGCGTGAAGTGGTCAAACGCGTCCTGTATCACAATGCTGCCGCCGTCATCCTTGCGCACAACCATCCATCGGGCGTAGCCGAGCCTAGCAGCGCAGATAAATCGCTCACAGACAACCTAAAACAGGCGCTGGCGCTGGTGGATGTACGGGTACTCGATCATTTCATCGTGGCAGGCTCTGACTGTTTGTCATTTTCAGAGGGGGGGTTGATATGAAAACAGCCGTCTATTTAGCGATTATTTTCGGCCTGTATCTGGTAGCCGGAACTATGGACTATCAAGACCAGATCAACTCAGCACAGATCGTGGACTGTGATACTGACTATGACTGCATGATTAAAAACCCACAAATAGAGGAGTTTTTGCCATGACATACCATAAATGCGGCGCTTGTGTTTTTTTTAAATCAATCGGCAGGGCAATCAGGCATCACAAATGGCTGAGCATCAGGCCGGCATCTACAATCCGTGGCTGTAGCTATCCGGCAGTGTTACGGCATTTTGGCGATAGATACTAGCTTTGCCTTATAGACGCGCTTGATATCTATCAGGTCATTTATAGAGTAGTGGCGCGGCTCATGCTTGCCCTCTAGCCAGTCAACCATTTCAACACCCATGCGTTTAACCAGGTTGATCCGGTATTCCGTGATATTTCCATGTTTGTGGTTATTGCACGGGGAGCATTGTTTCCATACGTTCAACTCGTTAAACCTCAATTCCGGCGCGGCTGCTGTTGTCCTGTAATGCCCGGCATGCCACTGCCCTTGATGATGCCTGCCACATGATACACATGGCAAATCCCTATCTCTATACCTGATCCATGCGTTAAACACGGCCTGAGCTTCTTTTATCCAGTCTGCACGGGTTTTTATTTTTTCTTTCTGGGCTCTAATCTCGCGGTTAACTATAGCCCTGCGGCTTGATTCGAGCTTGATACGCTGCTTTTCGGCTAGACCTTGAGCACACTCTATACAGCAGACAATTTGCGTGGCCTTTAGTGGCTCAAATGGGGTTTTACAGTATCGGCAGCGTTTCGGTTTCATCCGCGCGTAAAAATCAGGTTAATCAGCAGGTCGCTGATTTTATCCCCATAAGCGATGGTGTCGCCGTCCTCGGTAAGCAACCACCATTTCCCGTTCTGCTTGGCAAAAAACGCACCGCTCTCTAATTCCTCGGTTAGGATCCCATTCAATACTGGATACCTAGCTTCACCTTCGCGCAGTTTAATAATTTCCTCAATAGCCAGATCGATGATTTCAGGATCTGCACCGGTGTCTGATATGTTTCTGAGCTGTTCAACAATATCCATTGTCACTCCGGTTGTTTTTGGGATCCCAGCAAAATCTTTAGGATTGATTTCGCCTCTTCAAGCCTTGTCAGGGCGATATAGGCTTTGTTGATTGGGGTCATAGCAGCAATCTCTTCTAGATATTTAATTCTTTCCTTAACTATATCTATGCTATTCATATATGACTTTCAGTTCAAGGCGGTTCACTCACACAATACTCACCTAATCCTAAACTAATAGGATTAGTGATATATGACTTTTCAGACGAAGGTCGGACAGGTCACAATAAAAGTCTAATGTATGCTTTTACTATTGGAATTACGCGCCACATGCGCCCAGCTACGGTTTCCAATCCACATTTAAGTGTCACTCATATCGTTTGTGCTTTAGCTATTCCCCGTTGCACTTTAAACATGTTACGGTGCGATTCCGCGTCTACCATGCCGAGGCGCAGCTCCATCTAATCTGGACTTGCCTAATATAGCGAGATTCGGTCTATATTTCTGCGTCAGCCAATAGAAAAAGCCCGTATAGGCATTTTGTATTGTAGTTAGCAGTACCGACACAGCTCGGCGGGCTTTCGCCCCTACAATACAAAACAACCATACGGGCTTGTTTTGCTGTGTTAGTGACTGCTAATCACTGATACCCGTATTATATAGAACTATCGTTCTTGATTGCAACATATTTTTCACACTTTTTTGCATTTCCGTGTAAAAACCGCTTTTCGTAGAACTTGGATTTGTCTGCAGCGCAGTTTTTATACCCCAAGTCCTCCATGCCCTTATCACCACGTTCTGAATTGTGGGTGGGAAGTATTTTCCAGTTTACGCAGTTTTTGCAGGTCATAAAGTTTTCTAGATGCCGATAATAGTAGTACTGAGAACAATTTGCAATTAAAAGTTTGATTTACTGATAGAGGCCTATTTTACGTTAGGCAACTCTGGTAATTCCTGCCAATGTGTTACCTCTGATTCTCCATGAACAGTATCGATCCATGTCCCGCACCAATACGCTGCTATTGATACATAGTCACCATTAAACGTTAATACTGCATTATCATGCTCGGGTAATATTGGTAATTCAATCCATGTGTTATTTTTCAAAATAGCTCCTTATCCTCTTTTAAAGTTCAGCCTAACCCGTCGTTCAAGAGGGACGCGCTAAAGCGCGCCCCTTAACTTTACGTTATGTTTCACTTCCGAGCCGCCCAGCGCCGCAGCAGTTCGCGCACCACGTCGGGCAGGTTCTCGCCGGTTCGCGTCGCCTTTTCTTCCGCCACTTCGAGCAATTCGGCCGGCATCCGCACACGCAAGACCGGCGAGGCGCCGCGCGCCCCGCTTAGGTTTGTCGGCCCCTTGCCGGGGCCTTGCTTCTTGTCGGTCATTGCAGGCTGCGCAGCGCATCGAGTTGCATTTCGGCGTCGCAGTGCCAGTGATACTCGGCTGCGCCGTTGTCACGGTAGTCGTTCTCGTGCGCGCGCTTGGCACGCTCCAGTGCGTCGCCGCTGAGGACCGCTCCGGCGCAGTGCGCAATCGCCTCACCAACCGTAGCGAATGAACCAATGTTGTCGCAGTCGCCTACGTAAATACGCCCGTCATCGCCCTTGGCAACGAACGGAGAGCAGAACCCATCGCCGTCGACCAGGTTGCGGTCCAGGCATTCACTTTTGTTCATCGTGGTCATTTCGTTCTCCTGTCTGCGGTTCGCGCCTATCGCTCACCATGACTACATGGTAGCACACAAAATAAACGTGTCAAGCGTTTTCTGTAGCACGCAAAACATAACACGTCATTCCAGCGGACGCGGCGAAGAAGCCGCCGCGCCCCTGAATTTGGCGTTGGGCATTAGTCTTGCATCTGGATCAGCCGCCAGAATTGCGCGACACCGTGCAACTAATTCAGCCTTGGTTTCGGCATCGTGCGTTACCACGTCGCGCAGTTCGCGGATCGTCGCTGCAAGGATATCGGCTCTGTGCTTTTGTTGTTGGTATCCAATGTACGCTTCCCTTGCTGCTTGTTCACTACTTAGGTAGGTTATCCGCCATGCTTCGTAACTCATATCATCCTTTCGCTGCCCAACCCTGCATTCAAGCGGGACGCGCTAAAGCGCGCCCCTTAATTTTACGTTAGGCATTGTTCTTTTTCATTACCTTGAAGTTGTCACTTGATCCAGCGATATATGAATCTGACATCACCTTGCGCATCGCCTCGCGCATGTCTGCCAACGTACTCGGCATCGTGTAGTACCTCAGCGCCGAGCCAGATGCTTTCAGCACCGAATCAAGTGCCTCATCTATTCTTTGTTCTGGTGTCATTTCAATCCTTTCTGCCTAACCCATCGTTGCACGCGGACTGGCGAAAAGCCGCCAGCCGGTGAACTCAGACGTTAGGTTTATATTTATGACTGCATCTATCTCTCCAAATCAATTGGCTTCTATAGTGCATCGCATGATTCACTTGATAACGTGGTTATGGGTTGCTGTTTTTCATATTGCGCTACTAGCCATTGCGCTATTTGCGCTGTATCTTCTCGACATAAAAGGTGCTGACATATACACGTATCTTTTATCTCTGGGCACCATTTTGGGTTTCCAAGCTGGATGGCAATTTCTTTCATTTTTTGGCGTTTCTGGGTTCGCATTAATCTCCGCTTACGCCATCTTTGTAAAAAAATACGCAGTAAAATTTTCAATTGATTACCTCTGGAAAAATATAAGTGATCATAAAGCGCAGCCCCTCAACTACACGTTAGACCGCAATGCAAGCCGCAGACGCTGTTGCACGGCTTCGCAACCCTCGTATGTCAGCGGGGACTCGGATTCACGCAGCACTTCGCGGACTACATCTATGGCGTACTCAATCCCCGCGTTCCAACGGCCTTTAAGCTGATCCCGCAGCGCGGCTATTTCTTGTGCGTCGGCTTCGATTCTTTCTGCGGCTTGCAGGTAGATGTGTGCGTTTCCAGCTTCGACTCCACGATCAAACATCCATTTCCATGCAGCTTCGCGGTCTGCGTATTGCCAAGCATCGTAGCTTTTATATTCGTCCGCCGCTTCTTCTGCCGTTCGTATTTCCATATCAATCTCCTTTACCTAACCCGTTGGCGGATCTGGCGCACTACCTCGTAATGAAAGCAGCAAACAACAACAAAACAAAAACCAAGATACCACCAGCAAAAAATCCCTCGTGGTTGCGCGACCACCACCAGCACAGATCATCCTGTAGTTCACATATTCTGATCATCAGGTTTCGTTTTTTCATTTTTCCACCTTAACGATAATTGCAAAGTTATCTTTTGGCTCTGGCATATCTTCAAGCGCAAACATAATCGCTAGCACTGGGTTAGATTCGGTCACAATTTTCACATGCTCACCTTCTGCTAGGATCAATTTTACGTTGTAAGTTTGCATTTTAAATTTCCCTTTCATCTTCCAAAACGGTCGCCCTGCGGATCGCAGCTGCTCTCCAATAGGTATTGGATCGGTCAACGAGGAAATCAGCTAGTGTGGTTGCCGAAACATCGTTGTCAGGATGTGATGCGCACGCATAGAGATACGCCCCTAGCAGCATCGCGTCAGCAAAACAAAGCTCTGATATAGCCTCCTGCACATTCTCCGGCATGAAGGGGCTGTAATCGCCTGCAAACAGCTCGTTGGCTTTATTCTCGACCCACTCGGAGCGCTCTTCTGCAGCGACCTCTTTAGCCATGTAACGATCCATGTCTTCGGTGAATGCGATTCGTTCGCCGTTTGTAAAATTAGGCACATCTACCTCCTTGGTTAAATTGGCAGCAGGAAGGTGGCTGGGCGCAACTCCAGCAAACCTGTAGCGGACAGGGTTTTATGCTCAACAGTAACGCTATGGGAGGGGATTGCCGCTGCAACTTCACCATATATGCTACCGCAATTGCACGCGTTTCTAGCTTCCAACGCCGCACCTTCCTGCTGCAAACTGTATCATCTTGTAACGCCAATAAGATGATTTAACTATAAATCAAGTGATAAATAAAAGCAAGCAAAATATTATCATTCGGTGAAATAATAATTATTGATTCATTTATAGTAATTTGATAACATGCGGACATGTGGAAAATAAAACTAGACGAACTAAACAAACTCGGCATTACGCAGACGTACATCGCTGCGCAGATCGGTGTGAGTCAGGCATTTATTAGCCAGCTTGCGTCAGGCAAGGCCAAATCATTGGATTATGATGCCGGGGTTAGGTTTAACAGGCTCTATTTGAGGATCATGAGAAAGAGTAAAAATGAAACGAATTGATCAGCTTATACAGCGCTACAAGATGGTGAAATGGCATCCTCCTATGTTAATTCCACTGATGTTAAAGAGACAGGCGTTCTAGAATTCCCCTCCCTGGAGAATTACAGCATCCCCCAGCGCTTTGGCGTAGTCTGATGGGGGTATAGCACTAAGAAGAAGCCACCTTGGCGCCTTTGTGATTGGAACTTACCGGTCGGGCGAATACTAGTTTTCAGGGTGGTTCCTTGTTGGTGTTAAAGGCGTATCGCCATGAGACGTTATGGCTACTCGGGCGGAGTATCCGGCTCCCGTCCTGAAATAAGTGTCGCAAGGGATTGTGCATAGTATCGAGCTATAGGGCACGAATTGCACACCAACTTCATATTGCAAGCTTTCCAGTAATACGTTATAGTTCTATCCAGAGGTGGTTTTTCACTTTCACGACCAGGTGAACATAGTAAAAAGCCTCCTTGGCCTAACGCCATCATTCTAATACTGGTCTATTAGTTTGGTGGCGTTTTCTTTTGGAGGCTCAAAAATGCTTGAAATATCAAAATCAACATCCGCAACAATGTCCAGCCGTGAAATGGCAGAATTGACTGAAATTAGACATGACAGCGTAAAAAGAACTATTGAAACACTACTCTATAAGGGTATTCTTCAAGATACACAATTTGTGGATTATGAAATAATCAATGGGTTAGGTATTAAAACTTACGGTAAAGAATATCTGATAAATAAACGTGACAGTTACATTATTGTTGCGCAACTATCCCCAGAGTTTACCGCTCGCCTAGTTGACCGATGGCAAGAGCTGGAATCAAAGCAACCATTAGCCTTGCCAAGCTATCAGGAAGCCCTCAGACAGCTCGCAGACCAGCTAGATATAACCAGCAAGCAAGCATTACAGATCGAAGCACAGAAGCCTGCCGTGGAGTTTGTGGAGCGTTATATCGAATCTAGTGGTAACAAAGGATTTAGAGGAGTATGCAAACTCCTCAAGGCGAATGAATCACGATTTAAAGAGTTTTTGCTGGAAGGTAAAGTCATGTATCGACTGGATGGAAGATTGATGCCATATGGTAATCATCTTGATGCGGGACGTTTTGAGGTTAATGCTGGGATTGCTGATAATGAACACTCTTATACCGCTGCAAAATTTACGCCAAAGGGTATAAATTGGGTTGCTGGATTGTGGGCTGTTCATAACTTGCAATCATAATAATCTCATGTTTTATTACTCTTTCAACATTGGGGATTATGCCAGCCATACTAGGCATCTATCAATATACGAAGATATTGCATATAGGCGTTTGCTTGATTGGTATTATCTTAATGAAAAACCAATTCCAATAAATCCGCAAGAAGCTGCACGATTGATTAACATGAAGAACAAGTATCCTGATGTTGAGGGTGTTCTTGAAGAGTTTTTTACAAAGACAGATCAAGGATGGATAAACAAACGCGCAGACAGTGAAATAGCTGTTTATAAAGGATTTAGTGATGCTGGCAAGCGTGGGGCGGCTAAGAGGTGGTCAAAGGGGGGTGATAGCCCCCCTATAGCCACCCCTATAGCAACCAGTAACCAAGAACCATTAACCATTAACCAAGAACCAAGAACAACTAGCGCGTCATTCGTCTTGCCTGATTGGGTTGATAAAGAAAAATGGTATTTATGGATGAAGACCCGTAAGGGAAAAAAGATGATTCCTGAGCAAATGCAAGCCCAAGTCAATAAACTGACCAAGTGGAAGGGTGATGGATTGGATTATGCAAAAGCACTGTCTGATGCTGCTGATAATGGATGGCAGGGGTTGTTTGAACCGAAGGTAAACGGAAAAATTCCAAAGCAAGATAACTTTGATAAACGGGATTACGGGAAAGGGGTGACTGACCTATGAGCGACAATAATGAGAACTTTTATCATCACATTAAAGCATTGAAAGTTTCTGCAACCGGAACTTTCGAAGAAGCGATTTCACTTGCTGACATGTTGAAAACTGATAAAACTCCTAAAAAAGCAATTTGTGAAAACCATGGGGAATATGACAGCCGAAACATATTCCGGGATATGTGGACAAAATGCCCCGTATGTAGTCACGAGCAAGAAGAGGAGAAGAGAAAGACTGAGGAAGAAAAAAACCGTCTAGCTAAAATTGATGAATATCAAAGGCTGATAGGAAAGGCTGGTATCCCTGAGCGTTTTAAGGATCGCAAACTAAATACTTACATTACTGAGAATGAAGGCCAGAAACATGCTTTAGAATTCGCAAAACTATTTACATGCGAGTTTGATGATGTTTACAAGACAGGCCGAAGCGCAATCTTTTGTGGAAAGCCAGGAACTGGCAAAACACATCTTGCTGTAGGAATCGGGTTAGAGATTATCAACAAATACAGCGTTGGGTTTACTACTGTTCAGCGTGTAATGCGAAGGGTTAAGGACTCATGGCGCAAAGACGCTGAGGAATCAGAGACTGAAGTAATTAAGTTGTATACAACCGTTGATTTGTTAATTATTGACGAGATCGGTGTGCAGTTTGGTTCAGAGTTTGAAAAAAACGCCATGTTTGACATTCTAAACGAACGATACGAAGACAGAAAGCCTACTATTTTACTATCAAACCTAACCCAGATTGAGGTTAAGGTTTTCCTAGGTGATCGAATTTATGATCGGCTGCGCGAAGATGGTGGTAAGTGTATAGCTTTCGATTGGGAAAGCAAAAGGGGTAAACAATGAACCACTTAGAAGACGCTTACCATTACGAAAATAAACGCTACATACTGGAAGGTAACCAGACCTGCGCCAGGCTACTAAGGAACTACGCTATACGCGAAGCATTTAAATCTGGAGTGCGACAAAAAGAGATAGCCAATAAACTCGGAATGTCAGAATCTACTGTGAAGCACATCATTGCAGAACAGAAAAAGCTTGTGTAATTGTATAAACAAACTTATAATAACTCATGACGACAATACGCATCACAGACAAAACCATTTCGCATGCCGAGTGTATTTTGAGATTAACGCCGCGTGATGGGTCAATGGAAATTGTGATTAGACCTCACAAGAACACAAGGTCATCACAGCAAAACAGATTGCTCTGGTCTATGTTGGGTGAGATAAGCGATCAGGTAAATTGGCACGGAAACAAACTTACCACTGAGAACTGGAAAGACGTTTTAACAGCTTCACTTAAAAGGCAAACGGTTGTTCCTGGCATTGATGGTGGGTTTGTAGTCTGCGGAACATCAACCAGCAAAATGAGCACCAAAGATATGAACGAATTGATTGACCTGATGGACGCGTTTGGAACACAACAGGGTGTAAAATTTAGATCTGCACGTGAGGAGTGACTATGCACATTGACTATTTCAGCGGAGAAGCCGCAGACCTTAAGCGTGGCCATCGTAGCTCGGAGGATGTGCTGTTGGTTTTGGCAAAACATCCACGGGTAAGTACTTGGGATATGAGCGAGCTTCCGTGGTTGCGTGCCGCGATAGTTGATCTTGAGAAACGAGGATTGATTGTTGCGCAGGATGAGCCATATCCTTGGCACAGATACAAACTAACTAGTATTGGGCTGGCGGAGTCAGTGTTGAATGTTAGGGTTATAAGTCACGGTTTGCAACGAGCCTTACCGGGCGCGCGCTAGACGTGGTGAATCAGATACGGTGTTACCTGATGCGGATACTGCCCGACCCGAAGTGAGCGGATTTGCTACCCGTAAACAGAGGGATGCACGCCGGACGACGAAGGTCATTCGGGGCAGCGAATCTGGCAGCGAGCCGTGACCTATAACGTGTAGTTAAGCCGCAGCTTTTTTTGCGGTCGGCTTAAACGGAAAGTTAGGCATTTTAACTGGAGAATAGAAATGGACGATAAATTTTGCACTGACTGCATTTACTGTCGTGGCGAAGAATGCAATGGACCGGGAGGTGCTCCAGAAGGGAAAGAGATATACGGCTATTCAAAAGCATGTGATTGCTACGAAGAAATTGAAGCACCTGAGATTGTTCCCTGGAACGTTGGACGCACTAAATAAACTCGGTAAAGCCTAACGACCAAGCTAAGGGGCCAGGCGGCAGTTTGCCTGGCCCCGCTTGAACGGCGGGTTGTGCGTCAATTTTTAACAAGGAGAAAATTATGGGTTGCGGAGCTGGAGGAACGAACCACATCAGAAAAGGTGAGTATGGCGCAAAAGGAGCGCACCCACTGTGCGGAGAGGGGCAGCTTGGATATATGTGGTCGCCCGAAGAATTTAAGCGCATGGAGGAAGAAGGTCGCGCCTGTAGAGCCTGTCAGATCGCAATAGAGCGAGATGAACTTGCGGATCGACTGGAAACTCTGGCACATAACGTGTAGTTGAGGGGCTGCGCTTTATGCAGTCCGCTCGAACGTAGGGTTGTGCGACATTTTTCAACAAGGAGAAAAACATGGAAACACCAAAAGTTTTTATTGGAACATCGGATTCATGTGATTTTGAACAGAATACATGGACATTCACATTTAACGACCCGTTTCAGGTAAGCGCGGGTGAATATGCTATTTTGCGGAGACAGGATTACCAAAAGTTGCTTGCCGCTGCGCGTGCCGAAGATGCAAAACTACAATGACGCACAACGTGGAACTAAAGGGCTGACGCGGCACTTCGCGGCAGTCCCGCTGGATTGTATGGTTGGGCAACGATTTTCAACGGAGATAATATGGCAATAGGATATTGCAGCGACTGTGAAAGTGAGTTTGGCCATCGGAGCCATTGCCGACGACTTGAGCAGACCACAACAACTATTGGTACTCCACCATGCGAACACGGTAACGGGTGGTATATCACTGTTAGATTTTGGTGGTTCAAAAAGCGGCTCTTTGTATGCAGTGATTGCGGAGAGCCAATAGAGGTGCCCAACGTCTGAATTCACCGGCGCGCGCTTTTGCGCGTCCGGGTTGAATGATGGGTTGTGCGTCAACCCTAATACGGAGATCAGAACTGTGAGAGTAGAAAACATAAAGGCGACAACATTCACCATCTTTGACGCGCCAAAGTTAGACCCTGTGACAGTGGTTTTGCAAGACATGGGCGGGCAAGGGCGCGTAATCATTGAATGCTTTGGGAGCGCGTGGTCGGGATATTGGGGCGCGATTGGCATAAACACCCTGAAAGAGTTTCTGATCGGATGCCACCCCGAATATATCGCCGGAAAGATGGAGCCATCAGACCGGCGACTGAAAAAGAGCGAGCAAGCGTACCTGCTGCGCGTGGTGGAAGCTGTGCATTCTGCATTGCGGTCTAACGTGTAGTTGAGGGGCCGCGCTTCTCAGCGGTACGCTCGAACGGAAAGTTAGACGCATTTTACAATGGAGAACGGAATGAGTGAAAAAGTTGTTTTCTTAGCGTTTAAAAATGAACATGTGCATGATGAGTATGTTTCATTTACCACCTGCTCGCATTGTAAAAATAAAACATTTACGATGCACCCCTCTAATGAGGATGGAGTATTTCCAATGCTTCGATGCGCTGCATGTGGGACAAATATCGGGAGAGTTGGGTGGGGCGATGATGTTGCGCTCTAACGACTGACATGAGGGGCGACGCGCGGCTTATTGCGCGGCGTCCCTCTCGATGGATGGGTTAGCCGGCTACCCACGAAGCCCGGCACCAAAGAGGACAAGAACATGAAATTCCATTACTACATTACTAACCTACACGAAGGCGCTGTCGAAGGCACGAACGACGATCAGGTGGCGATCGACTTTGCGGGCAGCGAAGACTATTTCGTTGTTGATGCCGAGCGTGGCGACTGGCTTCAAGCGTCCGGCAATGCGCTTCCGGTTGAAGATGCAGCCGGCTAACGCAGAAATCAGGGGCGGCGAAGCCGTCCCGCTGGATTGACGGGTTATACCACATCTTTACTACGGAGAGAAACATGGATTTTGGCGATTTTTGCGAAATAGAACAAAAGCGTTATGGCGTGCCAAACGAGTTTTATACCTACAAAGTGATCGGAGCTGGACAAGCAAATTATTACATACCTGTCCCGGTTGGGTCAGAAAACGTGAAACGATTTGCTGATATGTGCGATGTCGTAAAGGTTATTTGTTGCGGAGTTTGCGAAGAGAAAGTCGAAACATTCAGATTGCAGGATGTTCGCCCGAAGGGAATAACGTGAAATAGGCCTCTACCAATAAATTAAACTTTTAATTGCTATCGGTCTGCGCATGGCATATAATGCGTGTGTAGCAAAACTTAAAGACGCCAAATGAAATCTAAACCGAGTGTCAAGATTACAATCGAAGCTGGCGGTAAAACGCACCGCCTTGCCCTAATCCCTCAACCATGGAAGGGTCGCTACTGGCTAAGGTATGCAGGGAAGGCATCTGAAAAGATGCCTGAATGCACCATCACTAAGTTGATGGATGAATGCCGCAGGATAATTGTCAAATCGGAGAGTAAAGATGGATCGTGACGATAATAGTCAGTGGAAGCAGGAACAGGATGAATATGAGCAATGTCATCCTGGCGATTTTGATGAGTGGGTAGCCTCTATGGAGAAAACATATGGAACCGAACGAAATAAAAAACTCCCTACTTCGCCCTTTTGAAGTAAACAAGATTAGCTGGCGCGTAGGGGCAACAACTGGCGATAAAACCAAGGGGATTGCGCTTGCTTACATAGATGCGCGTGATGTAATGAGCCGACTCGATGATGTTTTTGGGCTTGATTGGCAATGCAAATATTCCCATGCTGAAAATAAAACTATCTGCGAAATCGGTGTAAAGGTAGCAAATGAATGGATATGGCGTGCCGGTGGTGCTGGTGATACTGACGTAGAAGCAGAAAAAGGGGCTATTTCAGACGCATTTAAGCGTGCTGCCGTGCTTTTTGGTGTTGGGAGATACCTGTACTCACTGCCTAACACTTGGCAGGCTATAAAGCCTCAAGGCAAGTCTTTTGTACTAGATGGTCACCCTGTTTTGCCAGCATGGGCAACGCCAGAAGGTTTTGATGCAATTATGGAGAAAAGGAAGCAAAAATGAGCACTCTGTACGAATTAACCGGAAATCGTCTCGCACTCCAGCAGAAGCTGGAGATGATGAATCTGGACGAAGAAACCATCACCGACACACTCGAAGGTGAGTCTAGTGAACTTGAGGCTAAAATCCAAGATTACGGCTTCGTTATCCAGAACAGAAACTCTTTCGCGACTGCTATCAAGTCAGAAATTGAACGTTTGCAAACCCGTTTGAAATCAGAAGAAGCCCGCATTAAAAAGGTAGAAGATTGGCTTTT